CAGCTACACGGAGATGATAGCTCAAGTGTAAGTGGAGGCACACAAGATGCTACACAGCCTGCGTATAGCAGTGAATCACCATTGTTTATTGAAGATTTGTTTTTACTAGAAAATAGAAACAGAAAGTACGATGACGATGTGTATCAAATGCGTGGTGTATACAATGCACAAGACATTGATTTTGATCTAAGTCAATTTGGATTGTTTCTCAATAACGACACTCTGTTTATTACATTTCACTATAACTTTATGATTGACACAATTGGTCGTAAACTTATGAGTGGAGATGTACTTGAACTGCCAAATCTAAAAGATTTTAATCCACTAGACAGTGGCATTGCACGTGCTATACCTAAGTATTACGTGATACAAGATGCCTCGTTTGCAAGTGAAGGTTTTTCACAAACATGGCTTCCTCATTTGTGGCGTGTAAAAGCAACACCATTAGTAAGTGCTCAAGAGTATAACGACATACTTGACAAGCCATTTGAAGAAAAAAATATTTGGGACAACGGAAACTACTATCCAAAAGGAAGTACAGTACTCAGTGGAGAAACATATTACAAAGCAATTGATGATGTTGATCCTGGCGTTGAGATTACTGATACTACCAAATGGGAAGAATTTTCACCACTTAGTGAACGTGATACGTTTGGCACTGTAGTTAAAGATACAGAAATTAACGATGCAATACTTACACAAGCAGAATACGAAGTACCACTTAGTGGATATGATAGTGTAAAATTTTATATTGTTCCCACAAATGAAGATGGCTCACCAGCAGATCCAAATAGTTACACTGTTGACAACACAGGAATTACAGTTGATACAACCAACGTTGATGTTGATGGACAACCACAATCTCCTCGGGCAAATGGATATACACTAGGATATCTAACCGGAGACGGACTTGCTCCAAACGGATTACCAGTGAAGCCGGGTATCAGTTTTCCAACCAATCCTCAAGATGGAGACTTTGCACTTAGACTTGACTACTACCCTAATAGACTTTTTCGCTACGATGGTGCAAGATGGGTTAAGTACGAAGACGATGTGAGGACCAATTTGACACCAGGTGATATAACAAAAGCAGTTACAGGCTACGACAAACCCGTCCAATCGCAGACACAACGTAGTGGCTTTGTAAACAATACAAATGAAACAAACACGCAAGACCGTGGTAAAATACCAGAGCGTCAATCACTTAGCAAGTTGTTGAAACCGCAGGCTGATAATTAATGGAACAATTTTTTTATGACGAACAGATACGTCGATTTCTCCTACAGGTTACGAGAGTATTTTCAAACTTTCAAGTAGAGTATGGCTACGAGAAAGACAATCCGCAAAAGGCTGCACTTTATCGTGTGCCTGTTAGATACGGTGATGCTACACGTCAAGCACAGACTATTATACAACAGAATAGTGCAAATGCATTGCCAAGTACACCTTTGATGACTTTTCATATTACCAACTTAAACTATGCAAGAGATAGAGTACAAGAGCCTTATTTTGTGCAAAAACAAAACGTAAGACAACGAGAGTGGAATACGGAAAGCGAATCATACGAAACAACTCAAGGTACTGCTTTTACGATTGAAAAACTAATGCCAGTTCCTTATGATCTTGAAATAAATGTTGACATATGGACTTCAAACACTAACCAGAAATTACAAATATTAGAACAAATATTGACCTTATTCAATCCAGGGTTAGAAATACAAAGCACTGATAACTTTATTGACTGGACCAGTTTAAGTGTTATGTACCTCGAACAAGTAACATGGAGTTCGAGAAACATTCCCCAAGGAACTGATGATCCAATTGATATTGCTACACTAAGATTTGTAATGCCAATTTATATTTCGCCTCCTGCAAAAGTAAAAAAACTTGGCGTTGTTGAAAAAGTTATTAGTAGTGTATTTGATTCAGGTGGTGACATCAAAGAAGCAATATACAACAGCGATTTACTAATGGGTACAAGACAAAAATTTACACCATTTAATTATCAAACACTGTTGATAGGAAATAAATTGCAAGTCTTAGAACAAAAGGCAGTAGTTACAAACAATTCAGGTATACAAGTTCCAACTGCTCCTCCGAGCAACCTACTGTGGCACACAGTAATAAATCTTTACGGAAGCCTACGAGCAGGAATAAGTCAAGTAAGACTGGATAATCCATACGATGAATCAATTATAGTCGGCACCGTTGCATACGATCCTAGTGACGATAGATTTTTATTATTTACAGTTGATGAAGATACACTACCCCAAAATACTCTTGATGCAATAAATGCTATAGTAAATCCACAATCAAAAGGTCCTGGAACAACTAGTGGATTGCCAGACTCAGCAGATGGACAACGATATCTATTTGTTAACGACACTGGTAGTAGTAGTTCAACTGACCCAGGATTTGCACAAGCATGGAGAGGCACAGACGGTACTTCATTAATTGCAAAAACTAACGACATAGTTGAATATGACGGAGTACGTTGGAATGTTGTGTTTGATGCTGCCAACCAAAGCAGTGTACAATATGTAAGCAATCTTACTACCAGTGTCCAATACAGATGGGCCGACGGTGAATGGCTTAAGAGCTATGAAGGTTTGTACACAGAAGGCAACTGGAGTATTGTACTTTGATAGATGCAGTTGGTGTTTGGTTTTACAGTATTGCCACAGACAGATACTTGTACCTTTTACGCAACGACCTAAAAAATCCCGGTTGTTGGGGACTTCCAGGAGGTAAAGTTGATAAGGGAGAGAATCTACAATCTGCTATGAAACGCGAATGTCACGAAGAAATTGGCTTGTGGCCTGAATCTATCAAACTTGTTCCAATTGAAAAGTTTACAAGCATAGACAACAACTTTTCTTATCATACATTTTTTTGTCTGGTTGAAAACGAATTTGTTCCTATACTAAACAACGAACACTATGGATACAGTTGGATAAAATCTGGAGTATGGCCTAAGCCTTTACATCCTGGATTATGGACAACGATAAACTTTGAAGAAATATTAAATAAAATTGAAGTTATAAAAAATTCACAGGTTCATATATCACAATACGAAATAAATTCAGCATAACGCATCTGTTCAAAGTTTTGATTTTTACGCCAGTCGTTATGTGCAAAGGCACCATCTGACACATAATAAAACTTTACAGACGGATAATCAAGAAATACTGCATTCATTCCTTTAATTATTTTTTCATCTGGTTTATCTGCGTGATCAAGAGCATCAACACCAAGTAAGAATACTTCTTTGTGTCCATCAAAACATGCCAACCATGTTGCAACAGAAATACTTTTACCTCGAACTCCATACGGTACTAGATAATATTGACCAGGATCGTCTATACAATTACGTGCATGGGTATACACACTGACACGTTCTTGATAATTTTCTTTCTTTATTTCTTCTAATTTTTCTTTATCAAATTCAACATAAAAATCGCATTGCATTTCTCGCCAGCAATCCTGTGATCCGTAAGTTTGCAAACGCTTACGTCCAAGATGCCAACCTGCATGTTGTTCGATGTTATATTTTAAATTAAAGTTTTTTGTCTTGTTGTTTTTTCGACTGTTTCCGCCGCCAATTACTGCGGCTCTTCCAGATATATGCTGATTCTCAATTGGGTTATCAATCCACTCACGTTCTTGATATTTTTTACCGCCAGAAATCTTGTTTTCTACAATAACAAACTCGCCATCATATTCTTTACGATATCTCTCGAGCATTACATACGCCCTACAAGTACTTCTATCACTCCAAGCCCGTCGTCTGTTTTATTTTCTATTGCTTTGCCAATTGCACTTCCAGAAGGTGGATTGTGTATGTCTCTATGTGCTTCTGCGTGTCCTGGTGTTGAACTGCTCACTAATATATCGCCTTTGTTAATGGTTCCTACAACTTTACAAGGTACTCTTCCTAGTAGAGCAATACTTACACCATTTTCCAGACCACTGTTCATTAAATAAGCCGGATCAGTTGATACTACGCCTGCAATTGCAACGCTTCGAGGTCTTTTGGTTTGTGTAACTTCTTCAGTTCCGCCAAGCTCAACAACTGTGCCTGCTTCATAATCTGCATCAGCAGTGTAACGTTCAGCCAAGTCAGCATACTTTGCACTGCTTGATAAACCTGCGATGTTTGTGCATGTAAATGTGCTTGAAGAAGGATTGAAGAGTAAATCTGCACCATCATACTTTACTGCACTTAATGGTCCACTTGTTGTGGCTGCAAAGTATAAATTAAAGTTTGTATTTGAACTGTTATCTTGCGTAACTGTTGATCCGCCAATGGTTGCTCCTCCAGCAGTACTACCATCATGTAATCTTAAACTGTTTAAGTCAGTGTCAACACTAAGCTCTCCAGCACTTCCGGTGAAAGCATTATTTTGTGCAGTTGTGCCTCTTCTAAATTGTAGTGTTGTTGGCATTGTGTTCTCCTAACAGTGTATTTATTAACTAAATGCACCTAAATCTGTTGTTATCGAAGATCCTACTGGATCCATCATTGTATAAATTTCTGTTGTGCTTACTCCAAAAGCATCACTTGTTGGGTCTACAAATGGTGTTTCTACACTTCCTTTTTGATCATATTGTTTTGCTAAATCAAAATTTCCTTCTGATCCTGGCATTGGACTAACTGTACAGTTAGGAA